CGGCCATGTCTTGGTTAATGACGTACGGGTGCCCGTTAATCATCGACTCATTACCGAGCAGGGTTTGACCGGCGAGCGCTTGTGGCGTCCAGATTGGACGATTAGCGCTGTCCTTTAGCTTCTTCAGACCTTTCAAGGTTGTGTCTGCGAACATGTACTTCGCATTCGGGCTGCTACGGTAGGACGGATCGACCGCGTGTTCGAGATTGGTCAGATCGTCAAAAACAATCGTTGCGCCGGTGCCGCTTGCCACGGTGTTCCCGGCAGCTACGGCGGCGGTAACGATGCCCAGCGGCTCCGTGGTGCCAACGCCGACCGTGAACTTGTTGTTTTTCAGCCGACCCATGCGGATGCCGAGTAAGTTGGCTAACAAGCCGTCTAAGTCGAATGCCGAGTCCGTCATCAAAGCGTCCGGAATCAACACAATATCCGAACTAAATATGAAGCTGGAGAAGACCACTTCGCCGAAAACTAAGGCCGTCGTGGTCATCTGCACGTTCTGGCCGATGATACGTCCCATGTTGGTCGTGTCATTGACAGTCGGCCAGTTCAGGATGTTACCGGTTTCCGTGGAGAAGGAGCCGCAAACATCAGCGCCGCCGTACCACTTGGTTGCGACTTCGAGTTTGTCGCTGAAGCCTATGGGGACGATGTAGCCGCCTTGGCTATTTGTCGTGGTGGACATCAATGTAGCGTTGCGGAACTTAGCCAGAACAGCCGCGTCTTCCGCGCTGATGCCGGTACGACCGTGACGGAGATAGTTGCCGAACGCCTTGGCGTGCGCGCTGACTTCAAGCTCACGATTGGCCTTCGCGTTGTCGGCGGGGAACAGTTCGATAAGCTGATCCTTGCTCACCTTGCTCAGGTCATTGCTGATCGTCTCCGCGCGTTCAGCGCGGGCGATGGACGCCTCAAGCTGATCGTAGTGGGTCGTCGCGTTGTCGAACTGGGTGGCTTCTTCGTTGGTGAGGCCGCGATTGCCTTCAGTTTCGGCTTTCTTGACGATGCCATTCATGAGTGTTGATACAGTGCTCAACTGTTCGCGTAACTGCTTGGCGTAGGCCATAGGTGACTCCTTAAAATGCGGTTGCTTTACTTGGTCCGGCGAAGTTTCGCTTTGGCCGCATAAAGGGTTAAATTGTTGGGCTCCGGCTTTGCAACCGGCTCCGGGATATCGGCGGCCCTCTTAGTGGCCGTTCTCTTGCCCGGATGCTTTAAGGCTTCCGGTAAATTCTTGTAACTCTTCAAAACTTTGCTGAACGCCTTGTTAGAGGCATTCGGCATTCCATCGTCTTCGTCTTCGTCGTCGTCGTCATCTTCAACTAACTTGTCGGCAAATCCAGCGGTGACCCATTCATCGGCGGTGAACCAGGTTTCCGCGCTCATATAGCCGCTTACTGAAGACTTTGAAAGTCCAGTTCTGGAAACGTAGATGTCGGCAATGGAGTCGGAAAGCTGGTCCAGGACGCACGCGTCGCGCCGTAAGTCGTCGGCGGAACCGTAAGTAAAGGTGGTAGCGTTGTGAATCATCGCCATGCTTCCCGCGCCCATGGTGAGCTTGCCGGGGCTTGCTGACATCGCAACGATGGAGGCGGCGGAGGCCGCTAGGCCGTCAACGTAAACGGCGATTGGCTTACCGTAGGACTTCAATAGGTTGTAGATGGCGATACCAGAGAAGGCATCGCCGCCGGGGCTGTTTACCCGGAGTGTGATGTTAGAGGCTGCCGGGTTAGCGTCGATGGCGGCTTTGAAGTTCTCTGCCGTGATGCCGGACCCATCCCAGTTCTCGCCAATGACGTCGTAGCAGGTGAGGGTGAGTGTGTCGCCGGTCGCTGCGGCTCGGAACTTAGGTGTCTTTGTCATTTGGTTGGTGGTCTCCCTTGCTCACCGGCTGGAACGTAATTCGGATCTGTGAGTCGCGACAGAGAAATATAATTCACCGGCGCGAGCTTTAAATTACCGCCGTCCTCGTCGGAGATCGGATTCATGCGCAACTGCTTGCGGATGTCGTTCGCGCTATAGGCCCCAGTGTTCCTGAGGATATTCATTCCCGCCGTTAGCGCTGTAAAGTCGGCTCTAACAAGGGACGCGAAGTCGTGCTCTATGGCTAGGTTTGAGTTAGTGGGGAGAAGCTTGCGGCTAAATTCCTGTTCGATCCTGACCGCCCAGGGGGTTAAAGTGAACGTGCGGTACTCAATTGACTGCTGTTCGATGTTACTGTGGGTGGAGCGCTCGAGCGAAGACAACATATGAAGGGGGATTCTGAAGAGCCTCGCTATTTCTTGTATCTGAAAACTACGTGAGGCTATAAATTCCGCCGCCTCATTTGAAATACTCGTTTGGCTCCAACTGGTACCCGCTTCGAGTAACAACGGTTTGTGGGCGTTCTTTCCGCTAGCTTGTGTTTCGACGGCCTTCTTTAGGCGTTCGTAGGCTTCGGCATCTAATATTCCGGGCACCGTGAATACGCCAGAGGCTCGTGAAGAGTTTTTCCAGTAGCTTGCGGCATATGATTCGGCAGCAAGGCTGACACCAATGGCATTCTTACAACAAGTAATCGGACTCAGGCCGGTGATGCCGTCTAACGTCGTCCCGACGATATGTAAAACATTCTCAGGATCAATCAGGGTAGCCGCGCCGGTGTCGGTCTGAGTGCTAGCAAACATAAGCTTGCCATCCCGCATCACGGGTGCCGTTTTGGACGAAGACAAAATGTGGAGGCTTACTACACGCGCGGCCTTGTCTCGCTTTATCAACGCGAAGCCTGCGCCGTGGGAAAGGCAGTTCGCGAGTAACGCGCCGCGAAAGGTGGAAGCGGTTTGAAATTCGTTGGGGGCATCATGAAGGATGCCGTAGATTGCCTTATCTTTGGCGGGCGTCAGCGATCCATCCGGGCCGATTGAATACGTCACGAGCGGCAAGCTGGCAAGGTCTTCGCTGATAGCTTTGATGGCGCTGTAGACGGCGCTGAGCGTGATCGCCGTCTTCTCAGTAACGGTGACGCCTGCATCATTGCCGCGCCCACCGAAGAGTTCTTCGGCGAATGACTCCGGGACCAACGGTGAGGAAGGATCTTCGAGATTGAAGTTGGTAAACGATTGGAGGGACCTGCTTAAGAAGCTCATACCTTGCCCTCACTACCCGGCTGCTGGTGCCTTGCAAGGCCGTAGGCGGTGAGAAGCAATAGAGCGCCCAGGACTATCAACGCAGCGAAGACGTTAAACCCGGCAACGCCGCCGACGATTGCAGTTATTCCGACCAGCAATAACCAGTCGATTGTTGAAAAGCGCGGATGCTTGCTTGTCTTCTTCTGCTCCATAAGCTCCAAAAAGAACTTGGCCGGAAACAGGAAGGAACCGGCCAAGTAGAGGTAGAGCGCCAGCCATGGCGTGCTGATGCTCAATACAAGGAACAGATAGTTTGATTTAGTTGGAGACGGGTGGGAAGTTGGGCTTCGCGAAAGCGCGTAGGTCGCTAGGGCGTCACCGCTCCGCCACCGCTCCGCCACCGCTTCGCCACCGCTTCGCCACCGCTCCGCCACCGCTTCGCCACCGCTTCGCCACCGCTCCGCCACCGCTCCGCCACCAGCCGTCAACCTATCGGCATCGCTCCACCACCGGGCCGTCAACCTCTACCGGCTTAAAGCAAACGTATGTTTGGCCGTATCGTAGCCGTAGCCGCGTTGCCGCGTGCTATCGCCATGCAAAGTGAAACGATGCCGTCTATCTTCTCCCGGCTCTTGCTCTTACTTGGCTTGATGTTGCCAGCCGGGTCAATCTCAACCATCGTGTTAGACGCCATCCAACGTAATACCGGGTTACCGCCGTGAGCGAGTTCGCCGGAAAGAACAAGCTCCATAAGCCGTTTGGTGGGTGCGCCCATGCTTGCGAAGCCTTGGCCGAATTCCACCATCTGGAAGCCGTCGCCGGTGAGTTGCGTGCATATCTGCTGAGCGCCCCAGCGGTCGAAGGCTATCTCACGAATGTTGTAGAGCTTGCCAAATGCTTTTATCCGGTTGCGGATTACATCGTAGTCAATAACTGTTCCCTCAGTTAGATTGAAAAGCCCTTGCCTATTCCATACATCGTAGGGAACTCTATCCCGCTTCACTCTTGCCGGTAGGTTGTCACCGGGCAGGAAGAATTCACAAAGAACGCGCCATTTGGTATCGCTGCCGTGGGGCGGGAAGAGCATTACGAAGGCTGAGATGTCGATGGAGGTGGAAAGATCAAGGCCAGAGTAACAAGGGCGTCCTTTGAGCGCTTCGCGGTCTACCTCACCGTTGCAGGCGTCCCATTTATCCATCGGCATCCATTGAGTGCTATTCGTGGTCCAAACGCCCAGGCGAAGCCTGAGTACACCGTTGAGGCTGGCCGGGTCGTTCTTTGCTTTCCGTACCGCGTCCGCCAAGTCTGAGCGGCTAACTGAGACATCAAGATTCGGGTTGGCCTTGACCCATGTTTCAGGGTCCTCGTAATCATCCCCCTCGTCTAATCCGGCAATCCACCCATACCAACGATCATCCTCAAAGATGCCGTTCAAGACGTTAGCCACGTAAGATCTTTGTTGCCAACACACACTGTTACGGTCTGAGCCTGCTGTAGTGATGGCAAAGAAGAGCGGACTTCTACGCTTGCCAAGCGCGGAAACTAAAACGTCCCACAGCTTCCTACCACTGGTAGACCAGGCCGCTAACTCATCGGCAATAATGCATTGAGGCCGCAGGCCATCGAGGCTATCTTCATCGCTGGCAAGCGGCTGGAACTTGCTGGCGGTGTCCGGGATGAATAGCGAATCGCGGTAGTTCTTTACTCGTTTCTTCAAGACGGGCGACTGCTTTATAATCCGGCAAGCTTCATCGAAAACGATTTTGGCTTGTTCTTTGCGCGTAGCAATACTGAAACATTCCGCGCCGGGTTCGCCGCTGCCTAGAAGCTCATAAAGAGCCACGCAGGAGGCGATCATACTCTTACCGTTGCCGCGCCCCAATTCGATGTAAGCAAACTTGAAGCGCCTGTATCCGGTGTCGGTGAACTGCCAGCCAAAAAGAATCCATAGGAGTGCCTGCTGCCACGGTTCAAGCTTTAGCTTTTGACCAGCCCATTGTCCAACCGAGTGATGGCAGAAGGTTTGAATGAACGTGATAATGTGCTGGGCCTTCTTCGGGTTGAAGGTTAGACCGCGTTCGTGGCCGTTCGCAAGATCACGTTGGTGGCGTTCAATGGTCAGGCGGACAAGCTTGCTTGCGACAACACGGCCCGCTAAAACGTCGTCGATGTACGATAAAGCCTTATTCACGCGACCCTTTTACGGGAAGGTGTAAAGATTGCATCTTTGTGGGACCAGCCCCAATAGGCTCATGTAAGGTAATACCCATCTGCGGGGCGTCCGCGCCTAGTTCTTCCGCTGTTAACCCGGCCATGAATTCCGCGAAGCTATCGGTAGGTTCCGCCGTACCGGTCGTGAGGCGGCTTCTGCTACTTGGAGTAAGGCCGAACTCAACCATAAACTTGCGGAGTAAATCCAAGGCGGTATTTGCGATACTTACGTGCGGATTCTGAATGGGGAACCCACTCTTGGGACTTTTTAAAATCGTGCCAAACTTGGCGATACCTTCCTCCGCGCTCACCCACCGGCTCCAACACTGGCAGTAGGCGGCAAGGGCCGCGCGATCAACATTGGTAAGCAGGCCGAGGCTTGTCAGTTCTTTTGAGATGCGCTTCCACTCTGCTTTGGCGTTCTTATCCAAATGCTTCGGACAGGTTGGCGTACCTCCCGGCTTAGGCTCATTCTTTGAAAGCGGTCTCCCTCCAGGATTCCCCTGCGCGCGTTTGAGCGCGGTTGGCTTTGGTCGGCGTCCTACGCTCATGGCTTCACCAGCACAATCACCGGCTCAGTTGCTACTTCGTCGCCCATACCAGCGCCGACTCGGTGCTGCATCGGAAATTCGTCGGTCTTGATGTACTGGAAGCCGACTTCTTTGGCCGCGCTCCGAGTCCATTCAGCGAGTGGGTAGGTTGCGCTGCCTATGTTCACATCCGCGATGTTGATGATTGATGTTGCGCCAGCTTTCAACGCGGCGAACTGGAGTCTGAGCATCGGAACTAAGAAGCCGATGCGCCAATCTTCACCAGTCGAATAGCGGTTACAGGATTGCGTCCCTTCGGATGAATAGATTTCTTTGCAGAAGTATGGCGGGGACGTGAAAGCAAAGTCGCAACGATTCCTGACTAGCTCGATGTCAACATCTTCGGCGGGCAAGTTGTACAGTTCAACATCGTCCTGAAAGCCAAGGTCAGACGCGAGCTTGGCGTTACCTGCATGGGTCAAGGTGTTCGGGTCAATGCCGATGTACTTGCCAGCGAGTCCAGATGCAAGGAATCCGATCAGTCTTCCGCCGTATCCGGTTGAAGTATCGAGGACGACCGCGCCCGGTTTGCAATATGTTCGGTACAGGTGGCAAGCGAACCCAGGCCGGAAGTTTGAACAGGCTTGTGTGCCGGAAACGAAGCTCAAGAAACCGAAATATCCTGCCGGGACCTTGCCGGATTCAAGTTCCTGTTTGATCGCTCGGCGTAACAGCTTGTCATTTCCGAAACTTTCGAACGGGGATTTCATCTTCGTAGCAGCGGCAAGGAGTCGGTGAGGATGGTACGTATCTGCGATCTGGTATCCGGCATTCGTTCCTATGAGCGATTCCGGGTCGGTGGTCGCAAGCTGGTTCAACTCCTGCATCGAAACGTGTAACGGCAGATTGCGGTATGGAAAGCCAGTCGCTCGAAAGTGATTGAATGCTGCGTCAATGATTCGGTCGTCGCTGAT